ACGAGACATTGATCCAGACCAATCAAGAATGAATACAAGACCATGATTCTTACCATCAGGTAATACTGTAACCTTCTTGAATAGATCTTCGTTGAATTTATATGTATGAAGAACTCCTGTGTTTAGGATACCAGTTCTTGAAGTTGTTGCACGAGCATATGCATCAGCAGACTTCTTACACTCAAACTCTTTGACGAGATAGTTGACTTCTTTCTGTGCAGACTTCTTGAACTCAAAGAATCTTTTGTCTACTTCACTGAATACAGAATCCTCATGTGAATCTTTCCACTCTTTTTCAATTCTTGAATGAAGATCAGAATTGTTAACAATAACTTTATCTAAGTCTATCTTTGGAATCTCAATGTAGTTAGTATCTTTGTAATACTCATTGGTATCTACAAGGTCTTTGAGTGACTCTTGAAGAGCTTTGTCTGTCTTTACATCAAGACTTGATTCTCCTCCAAGTGAACTCTGAGAACCACCAGTCTGAGGTTGAGTCTGAGGTTGAGGTGTATCTCCTCTGGTCTGTGTCTCCTCTGTCTTAACATTTCCACCTTCTGCTTCACCTTCTTCTTCTTTTGATGGATTAGTTTGCATCTGTGATTCAGTCTCTCCATCTGAACCATTTCCTTCAAATGGAATACCTTGTGGTGTAATATCTTCTACCTTGTCTTGCTCTCTCTGCTCGTCTTGTGTTTTACAGAAATTGTGTAAATCTTCTGATACTCTCAATACATCATCAAATGTCTCACACTGTTCAATTCTTGCAACAAAGTGAGTCTCTTCAATAGTGAAATCAATATCAACAAAGTTACCTAACTTGAAATGTAAATTGATACGATCAGGTAAACTCATCTGGTTTATATCTTCATCTTCCAACTTGAAGAAGTCATTCTCATTCAACTCATTATATCCACGATAAAAAGTCTTTGCCAATCCACCATACTTACGCTTCATCAACTTCTCAATACGAGCATCTTCAACCACATTCACAATACCTGGTGAAATCTGATAGTCTTTGTACCACTCAATATCAGGTGTGAAGAGTGCATGTCCAACCTCATGACCTACAAGTAAGTCATACACTAAACTACTTGCCTTCTCCCATTGTGGAAGTGTGAGGACACGAGTGTGAACATTGAATGATGCTGTGTCTACTTCCTTGTTCTCAACTACAAGGTCTTCTGTAGCAAGTAATTTAGCAAGTTGTGATTTGATTTCGTGGTTGACGTTCATTGGACTTTCTTATCTTATACCTCTATGATACTCCAAAACCCTCCGCTTGGAAGGGTTTAGTAGACACTTTTTCAAGTGGTTGCGTCTGGCTCTTGCCTGACGTAATGCTTGTGGTTTTAAATGACGTTTCTGTTCCTTCTTGGAATGATGCTGCCAATTAGGGACTTTCATTGTTCTAAGGGGTAAGTTTACTGAATCCTTTTATCTTATCAAATTTTAATATATTGTCAAACTTGTCAACCAATTCATCTGTCTTGTGCGATATGACAAATACATTTGCATCGGTTACAACATATTTAATGATTCGAGTAAAGTAATCAGTTCCAAATCCATCAAGTGAACTATCAAATATCTCATCAAGTATCAATAAGTTAGTGCTGACAGAGTTTTTCATCTTTGCAATATCTCTCCAAGTAAAAAGAAGAGATAAGTCAATACGCATCTTTTCACCTTCACTGAATGACTCATAACTAAAGTCTTCGTGAACTGGTGACTTAATGCTTTCTTTAAATTCTTCGTCTAGACAAAAATTAATATAGAAGTCCATCAGTTGCAGATACTTATTGATCTGTTGATTCATTAAAGGAAGATATCTTTTGATTATTTTTGACTTGACTCCACCATCTTTCATCAGAGAATGTGCAAATTCATGATAATCATTCTTTTCTCTGAATTCAGATTGTTCTTTTTGGAGATCTTCGAGTTGTGATTGTAGAGTCTCTAACGCATGTTTCTCAACAGTTCTATTTTTAAGTTGTTCGGTAATTGTTTGAATTTCTTGTTCGAGGTCTCTAGATTGATTTTCAAGTCCAGAAATCCTTGTATTGGTTTTAGAAATTTCATGCGTAAGTTTCGTAGCCTCCGAGGATAATTTTTTAAAAGTTTGCTCTCGTTCTTCTTCAAGTTTGATGGCAGATTCCAGTTCTTCGTAACCCTTTTTGAGTTCTTTTGCCTTCATTTCTGCCTCTTCAATTTTATTTAACCGAAACGATTCTTCTATAGATTGGGTACATGTAGGGCATGATACATTATCACTAAAGAACTTATGCTCCTTAGTAATCGTCGATACTTTATTGGATAATTTACCTTTTAAATTGCCTAATTTTCTTAATTTTTTGTTAGAATTTCCAAACGATTCCATGTCGTCATTGATACTTTTTAATTTTTTATCAGTATCTTCGATAATCTGACGATGAGTTCCAATCCCAACAAACATATTTTCCAACTTTTGCTTCTTCTTATCAATATCTTTTCGACCAGTTTCCTCCAAATCACTAATAAATGACTTCTGCATATCTATTTTTTCTTCTGTTAAGTCTTTTTTAATTGTAAGTTCTCGTATTCTTTCGTTTGTAGACCTAACCTTTTCTCTCAATATCAATCCCATTGATGAAAATATCTTAATATCCAATATATCTTCAATCACTTCTCTGCGATTTGGTGCATTCAATTGCATAAAAGGTACAAATGATGCACTACCTAAGACTACAATTTGTGTAAAGGACTTATAATTTAACTTTAATACATTTTCTTCTAACCACTTCTGCTGATCATTTGCTGCAGAATTTTGATCTAGAAGTTTATCATCTTTCCATATTTCAAATGTATTAGGTTTAATTCCACGAACAATTTTCCAATCAAAACTTGGTGTTGAAAATTCAATCTCAACTGTACAATCTTTTTCATTTGCAGCATTTACTAACTGAGATTTTGTAATCTTACGAAAAGGTTTATTAAACAAGGAAAAAGTAAGAGCATCTAGAACAGTACTTTTACCTGTTCCATTTGTTCCTACGATTAAATTTGTTTGTGCTTTTTGAAAATCAATTTCGGTAAAATGGTTTCCTGTAGAGAGGAAATTACGCCATCTTATCTTTTTGAATACTATCATAATCTACTGGTGGAACCACAAAATCATCAGGTTTAATAATCACATATCTATAATTATACTGGTAACACGTCCCAATTGCAAGCTGTTTGTCAATTTCTATAACAGTCATCTCTGGATAATCTTCGGCTTCTAACAAACCTGCATATCTTTCAGCGTCATCTTCATTCTCAAATAAGTACAATGCCCTTGCACCATCAGGATCATTAACAGCATATGCTCCTTCTGCTTCTTGTCCTAAGATGGTTAGAATATACATTAGTCTAATTCACAAGCTTGTTGGTAGACCTCCTTCATTAAGTTTTTTACAATTTCTTTGCTTAATTCAAAATCTGAGTCTTCAATGTATTTATTCAAAATTGTTAAAGTGTCTTCACCTTCATCTTTTGAAAAATCTACTTCCTCATCATCAATACCAAAATTCTCAACAATTTTGACATCGATTGCTCCAGTTTTAATTATCTTATCAAGAAATTTTTCAAACTGTAATTGATTTGTTTTTTTATGAACAATCACTTTTACAAATTTATCTTTAAATTCTGTAGCATTGAATAAAGTTGGATTTGTATCGTTATAATATATTTTTTTAAAAATCGTATAAGTATTTTCTATAAATTCAAAGTCATAAGTTTCTGTATCAAATATATGGAATCCTCTTCGATCATTTACATCATTCCAATATATTTCATATGGATTACCTAGATAGAAAAACTTACCATCATTTGATCTTGTATGATAATGTCCAGAAAAAACAGTTTCAAATTTATCAAAGAATGATTTAGGCATTCCATGTTCCATCACAAATCCTCGATGTGCTTGGAATCCATTGATTTCTAAATGTCCAAATGCGACTTTGGATTTTGTCTGACTAATTTTTCTTTTGGTTTCATCATAATTATCTGCACATATCCAAGGTATCATAAAGAAATCTGATCCACCAATCTTATATGAGTCAGGAGAAGAGATAGCAACTATGTTATCATAGTCTTCTAATAAAGAATCAACTGCATTAATTTCATTTGTGTTTTTATAATAGACATCATGATTTCCAACTAACTGATATATCTTAACACCCATTTTGTCAAGTTTATCATAAACATTTTTCTTTGCCCAATTCAATGCCCAAAAATCAATATTTTTACGATTGTCAAATGCATCTCCCATATGAATGCAAGTTGTTATACCTCTTTCTTCTAAAGCAGGAAAAAATATGTCTTCGTAAAATTTTTGGAAAAATTCGTGGAAAACTTTGCTACCCTTACGAGCACCAAAGTGTGTATCCGTAATAATCGCAACCTTCATGAATATTGTTTTGCTTGAATATTTTCCTTAATAGTATTATAATCAGATGAGTTGAAATTGCCATCAGCTGTCATAACTTCTTCAAATCCAGATTTTTCTATGATCTTGGTACGAATATCCATTTGTCTTTTTTCCTTTTGGATGCGACGTAGAAATGCATAGTGTATAATTTGAGTAAAATAAGCAAATGGATTTGATGATTTCTCTGGATCAAAGTTTTTGATATATTGAACACAGTTTTCGATACCATCGCAAATCATATCCTCACGGAACATATAATTAACAAAGTTTGGTTTATATGACAGGTGTGTTGCTATCTTCAAGAAACATTCTCCAAGATAGTTTGTGATGCGAGGTCGGTCTTCGCCAGCTTCCTCTGCTCTCTTACATTGATTACGGTAAATGACAATTGCATTTAAAAATTCCTTGTTGTTTACGTAATGTTCCGACCTTTTTCTTGTTCTAGGCATTTCATACGATCTCCGCTAGTTATGGTAATTATAACACAAAATTATCAAAAATGCCAGAGGCACTTGACAAAGTAATAAAATCTATGTAGACTAACTCTGTTAGGGGTTAAGAGACATATTAGCTATTAGTTCTTCTTCTTATATAGTTTTTCTAAAAAGATTCTAGCATCAGTCACAGTAGATAGATATCCCATATCTTTAGTTATAACGGATTCATTTGTTTCTCTATCTTTATCATTAAGATAACGATTATAGATACGAATTACTTCTTTGTCAAATACTTCAGATATAGTAATTACTTTATCCATATCAATAACTAAAATTGAATCTTCTGCCATTTGCATCCAAGGCATAACTTTAATTGCTCCTACACTTATATTTTTTACTATTACACTTTCAAATACTACTGGATTTTCTAGAAGAAGCAATGTTCGATTATCTTCTTCACATGAAGTTACAGTTGAAATAACTTCTTCGCCAGAAACTAATTTAATGACTGCTAAAAAATCTTGTGGTTCTTCCTTTTTCTTCTTTGTCATTTTTCTCCTAAGTCAATTTGAACAATTTCGTAATTAAATTTTTCTTCGTTGTAAATTTTGATTCTTTCGATTAGA